TACGTTCAATCAGATTAACATCCGAAATGAAAACATTTGTTTATCGTGACGGTAGGCCAGACCATATGAAAGGTCATCACGATGATTTATTAATGGCATTAGGTATGGCATTATGGGTGTTAGAACATTCATTTAAAAATTTAGAAAAAGTCCAGAATCAAGCTAAGGCGATGCTAAAAAGCTGGGTTGTTAATGGTGGTAAAAATACTACTGATGAATATAATACTGGTTTTGTTCCAAAAGGTAGCAAAACGCCAATGAATAAACCTAAGTTCACACCAATCGTATCTAAGAATATGCAAGACCCTAAAGGTGATTACTTATGGTTATTTAGTGGTATGAGATAATATTTATATTAAATAATATTAATATGGCGTTAGATAAGAGTAAAAAAATATTTGGTAGGACCCCTACTCGTGGGTATGTTTACCAATGGCAACCAAGTGATAGTGATAAAAGTGCTAAAACAACTGGTCATGTAAGGCCTAAAACAGGTTGTGATGCGACAGCATATTCACAAGGTGATGATAATACAAATAGTTATGTGTATAATACATATTTGGTTGGTGTGATAACACACAGGTCAGCATATGTTGCATGTGATTACGTAAAATAGTCTTTATTTTATTTAAAAAAAGATTATAATTAATAAAAAAGATATTATGGCAGAAAAAAAATTAACTGTATTTCAACGATTAAATAAAGTATTTGGTCCAGAAGGTGTTAAAGTTCCTCAAGAAAAAACTAATCGTTATAGTATTGGGCGTGATGAAATTATAAAAACTTCATCCAAACAAGAATATGATGTAGCTAAGACACAAGCACAACAAAATCGTTATCTTAGCCAATTATGGCAAAAAGTTGATGGAGAAATGTATCAACAATCAATTCATTATGAAGTAACTAGAATTGGTTCTTATAGTGACTTTGAATCTATGGAATTTTTTCCAGAAATTGCGGCCGCATTGGATATTATGATGGAAGAATCAACAACACCTAATGATAAAGGTAAAATTCTAAACATTTATTCTGAAAGTAGTAGAGTTAAAACAATATTGGAAGATTTATTCTTCAATCGTTTAGATTGTCATACTAATTTACCAGCATGGGCTAGAAATCTTTGTAAATATGGTGATAACTTTGTGTTTTTAAATGTTGATGAAAAAGGTGGCGTTATTGGTGCTAGACAAATGCCTAATTTCGAAATGGAACGTAGAGAAGGTGATTTATATAACATGTTATTGGCTAGAAGTCGTGTAATGGGTTCTGATAGTACTAAAACTGAGTATGATAATAAGATTAAGTTTTATTGGAAAACCAAAGATGTTGAATTCAATTCATGGCAAATAGCGCATTTCAGATTATTAGGTGATGATAGAAAATTACCATATGGTACATCAGTACTTGAAAAAGCTCGTAGAATCTGGAAACAATTATTGTTATCGGAAGATGCGATGTTAATTTATCGTGTTACTAGAGCTCCAGAACGTAGAATTTATAAGATATATGTTGGTAACATTGATGATAATGATGTTGCAGCTTATGTTAATGAGATTGCAAGTAGATTCAAACGTTTACCAGTTGTTGATTCAGCAACAGGGCAAATCGATTTAAGGTATAATCAACTAGGGCAAGACCAAGATATTTTCGTTCCAGTTCGTGATGAAAACGCACCAAGCCCAATTGATACGTTACCAGGTGCATCAAACTTATCTGAAATTGCTGATATTGAATATTTACAGAATAAATTATTTACCGCTTTACGTATTCCAAAACCATTTTTAGGTTTTGATGCTGCTATTGGTGAAGGTAAAAATTTAGCATTGATGGATATTCGTTTCTCTAGAACAATTAACCGTATACAACAAGCTATATTGATGGAATTAAATAAAATTGCCATCATACATTTATACATTTTAGGTTTTGATGATGAATTGGATAATTTCATTCTAACACTTAATAACCCATCAACTCAAGCTGAGATGTTGAAAATTGAACATTTACAACAAAAAATCACGTTATATAGAGATGCAGTTGGTGATTCTGGTAATGGTTTCCAAGCAATGTCAATGACAAAAGCTAAAAAAGAAATCCTAGGATTTAGTGATGAAGAAATTAAACAAGATTTACTTGAGCAAAGGATTGAAAAAGCTGCGGCTGCTGAACTTGCTAAAACAGCTTCTATTATTAAACAAACTGGTTTCTTTGATAAAGTTGACAACATTTATGGTGACCCTAAAGCTTTAGAAAAAATTGCTGCTGGTGAAGATGTTGGTGGTGGTGAAGAAGCTGGTGGTGATGCTGGTGCTAGTGGAGGCGGCGGTGGAGGCGGCTTCGGGGGTGGTGGATTCGGTGATGAAACCCCTGTTGAAGGTGGTGAAGATACTGGTGGTGAAGCTGGTGCAGAAACTGAATTTGGTGCTGATACAGAAGCTGGCGGTGAAGCTGGTGCTGAAGATACTGAAGTCCCAGCATTTGGTGAATCTAACAGAATATTATTAAAGAATGCTGAAAAATTATTAGCTGAGCAAAAAAAATTGCTTAGTGAAAAATTAGATGCTAAAACATCAAAGTATCAATCGATGTATATGGACCGATTAATCAATTCACAAGTGCCAGAAGATAAATTAATTCGTGAACATACTACTAAGATTTCGGATAAAAACCTAAAGATTAATGATAATATCAACAATATGATTGAGGATATTAATAAAAAGTTAAGAGAAATATAGGCTCTTTCGAGTAATTACAATATTTATTAATAAATAAATGTTATGCAGAATTTTGGTAAAATAAAAAATGCTTTTTATGACCTATTAATTGAGTCCATCATTAAAAAAGATGAGACTAAGAAAGCGATATTTAGTGAATATGTTAAGGCTATTAAAAAAGATAAAATTTTAAGAACTGAATTCTTGGTTTATACCAATTTAGAAGATAAATCTGATATCAATGAAAATAATGCTATTAATTTTACAAAACTTAACGTTCAATATTTAAGAGATTTCAAAAAAACTGACATTCAAAAAGCTAATGAAAATTTAGCTGAAAAATTAGGTAAATATAAAACAAGGTTAGATAAACCTTATGACGATAAAATGACTAAATTACATGAAGATATTACTAAAATAATTTTCATGAGTAACAATCCTTTATACGTTGAAACTATTACAGAGTCTTATAACAACATAACTAATTACATTAAAAGTAATAAACCAAAAGAAACGATTAAAGAAAATTTAATCCCAACGAACGCTATCGCTACTATTGCCATTAAGAAATTTAATGAGAAATATAGTGATTTAAATGAAAATGAACGAATATTACTTAAAACTTTAATTGAAACTGATGAAGTGGTTAAAGAACAATCACAAAAAGATATTGTAACTGAATGCGTTGATTTAATTGACGCAAAATTAATTAACAATGATTCTAATGTAAAAGAAAAATTATCACAAGTTAAAGATAAATTACTAACTATGACTTATAATTCATCGAATTACAACGAAAATATGAATAAACTTATTGTTTTAAAAACAGATTTAACGAATAATTAAAAACAAAAGTATGTTATGGCAGATGAACAAAAAATTAATTTAGAATTAATACTTCATAGATTAAATACAATCGCTGAAAATCAAGTGAGCTTTAGTGAGCGACTAGGGCATATTGAGGAAAGACTTAATGTTATTGGAACTCACGAATTTGAGATTAAAACTATTAATGAGTGGAAATCAAATTTTGATGCAGTAACATCACCTAGTGAACTCAAAGAATTGACTAATTGGAAACGAAGAATGGAAGAAATCGTTTCCCCTACACAATTAAAAGAAAAAATAAGTGATATTGATAGATTAAAAACTTTTAGAACTCAGGCACTAATGATTTGGATTGTTATCCAAGCACTTATGGCAATCGCAATATTCGCACAGAACATATTTAAATAATATATTAAATAATACTTGACAATCCTCATTTTTTTCACTATAATTGGTGAAAAGAGTGAGGATTTTTTATTATGAAAAGAGGTAAAGAAAATAAAATTAATGTTTCCAACAATTACTGTATCGTTTCTGGTACTGTTGATACTAAAAACCCAAAATCAATCTATATTAACATGTCAGCGTGGGGTGAACCAAAGCTTGAAGGTGATGTTTCATATGATAGGGTAATAAGTCAAATCAATAAGCAAATAAAGCAAAAATTATATTCTAAAATAAATAAACAGCAATTCATCCATGACCGAATATTAGTTGATTTGGATATGCGAGAATCTGGGATTCAATACGGTAAGCGTAGTTTTATGAATTGTGAAATAACATTATACCAGAAAAATGAATTGAGTATTGATTCGGATGAATTGAATACTGAATTAACTAATATTACGAAATTAATTGTTGATGAAATATTGGATTCTAATGAGTTTTTTAGCTTTTATAAAAGTAAAAAATAATTAAACTTAACTATAACTAAAGGCCCTAGATATACATCTAGGGCTTTTTGATTTATTGGACATATTTATAATAAAATGTTAGAATATGTCAGATATTAAAATATTAAAAGCTGGTGAATCTGGTTATGGATATTTAATCGAGAATGATGGGTATATTGACCCTAGGGATTCTCGAAACAAAAAATTCATAACTGAAATTCAGAAACTAGAATCCAGACAATTCGTAATTGAAGAACCATTAAAAGTATTCGTTGTATTACAAAAATATGGTATTGAAAACCGTAATGGACGAATTTATTCCGAACAAATATTAAAACGTGAAGCAAATAATTATCAAGAGCTAATCAGAGACGTTAGAGCTATTGGTGAATCAGACCATCCAGAATCTTCTATTATTTCAGTTGAACGCATCGCACACAATATAACCAAAATGTGGTGGGAAGGTAATACCTTGGTAGGTGAAATGGAAATTATTATGTCACCAGGATTTATCAATTTTGGTATTATTTCATGTCAAGGTGATATGGTTGCTAAT